TTGGTTAAGCAGGGCACAAAAGATGCTGGTGCGACTACAATAACAGACTTTTCTCGCTTAGATATACACATAAGTGGTGTTTCATGGAATGGTGAGGATAACAAAAAAGCTAAAAACTATATATGCTATCGCCTTAACGGCAACAAGGCCGAAAAGATTGGGTTTCTTAGAGATTCGGCTGAGGGCTGGCTGATTACTTGGTATAAGGAACCTGATTTTAAGATGCCAATATCAACCAAGTGGGCTGATAGAGAATCCATCGCAAGTTTTGATAGGATGTTTATTAAAGCAATTGATGCGGTTAAAATGCCAATTCAAATGGCGATAAAAGAAATGAATAGAATGTTGGCAGATTTACAAGATCAAACCAAAATATACATCGCAGATAAAGGTGCTGATTCGGCAATGACCATTGGTGACAACTACAGAAATCTAAAAGGTGCAATGACCGATGGTATTGGACAAATTGGATCCTCTCAACAACAGACGGATTTCAAAAGTAAAGCAAATCTACAAGAAAATGAAATTAATTTAGATAATTTACTTGACAAACTGATTCAAGAGGTTATATTAACTAAGTAAACAATTTTGGAGGAAAGATGACAAGAAAATTCAGTAAAGGTTACGAACTGAATTCAAAAATTCTCAGTGGAATAAACAAGTTAGCAGACAACGTTGCAACTACCCTTGGCCCAAAAGGCCGTAACGTGATTCTGTTTCACAAAGAGCAAGGTGTCCCCGTTATCACCAAGGATGGTGTGACGGTTGCTAAGTTTGTGCAACTTGAAGATCCCTTTGAGAATGTTGGAGCACAGATTGTAAAGCAAGCAGCAGAGCAATCTGCAAGTAAGGCTGGTGATGGTACAACAACTGCCACCGTCCTCACAAGGGCAATTCTTCAACGAGCACAAAAGTATTTGACCGCTGGTGTATCCCCCATAGAAATAAAGCGTGGCATGGATAAAGCATGTGATGCTATTGTTGAAAGACTGAAAGAAGTCGCCATCCCTGTCAGGTCCGAAGAAGACATTAGACATATCGCAACAATTTCAGCTAATAATGATAAATCCATCGGTCAATTAATCTCCACCGCAGTTGATTCTGCTGGTAAAGATGGTTCTGTACTCGTTGAAGAAGCTCGCTCCCTTAAAACTTCTCTTGATTTAATTGAGGGTTTTAGGTTTGATTCTGGTTATCTTTCCTCCACTTTTATTAATAATGAAAGGAATGGAACAATAGAATATGATAATCCCCTCGTCGTGGTCACCGATGAAAAGATTGAAACAATCGAACAGGTACTACCCACCTTGGAGTTAGCTGCCAGAGATAACCGACCACTGTTAATTGTAGCAGACATGGAAGGTCAAGCACTGGCTGCTGTTATTGCGAACGCTGTTCGGGGAACGATGAAGATCGCAGCAGTGAAACCTCCTAGGTACGGGGAGGAACGAAGAAACATATTAAAAGACACCTGCTCCTCCACTGGGGCTACCTTCATTACGAGAGAGAGTGGCATAAGTTTATGCCAGATCAAATTGACCCACTTCGGTCAATGTAAGTCAATCTCCATCAATAAAGGTTGGACCACCTTGGTTGGAGGTAAAGGCGATTATGAAGAGATTGATATGAAGATTGAAGCACTTAAGGTGGAGATCAAAGATACTGACTCTCTCACAGAGTGTGAAAGAATACAAGAAAGAATTACTCGTCTTGCTTCTGGTGTTGCTGTTATTAGAGTAGGAGCAGCCACAGAGGTTGAAATGATGGAGAAGAAGCATCGTATTGATGATGCTCTAGAGGCAGTTAGATCTGCACAAGAAGAAGGTATTGTAGCTGGTGGAGGGATAGCCCTCATTAGATCATCTATCAATATTAATATAGACACAGACAATGAAGAGCAAGCAATTGGAGCAAAGATCATCTTAGATGCTGTTGAGGAGCCATTGCGACAAATGGCCAAGAATGCCGGAAAATCGCCTGATCTAATCGTTGATAGAGTATCACGCCTTGAAGGAAATAACGGCTATAATTTCATGACTGACAGCGTTGTAAACATGCTTGATGAAGGTATTGTTGACCCTGCCAAGGTCACTCGTTGTGCTCTTCAAAATGCCGTGTCAGTTGCCTCAATCCTCATAACAACCAGTCACGCCATTGTTTCCTAGGAGACTAATTAATGGTGGAGATTAGTTATGAACGAACAAGAACTACAGTCTTTACGGACTACTTTAATAGAGATTAATCATGACCTTAAGAACATGGTTCAGAAGCAGGAAGAATTACACAGCGATATTAGAGATGTTAAGTCTGCAATTTATAATCCTGATTCTGGTCTGTATACGAGGATTCGTGATTGTGATGAAAGAATAAAAGACTTAGAATCGTGGCAGGGTAATGTTACAAAGATACTGTGGACAATCGCCACAACCCTAACAGGACTCATAGCTGCGACAATATACAAATTAATAATGGAGTAAAAAATGGATGTTAGAATTTCTTATGGGATAGCCCTAGACAAAGTACCAGACAAAATAATAGACCTATTAAATAGGTTTGATGCAAGCGAAATAAGCGATCTTGTTTATTTCGCAAGACAATTGATGGAAACATCGAATGTTGAAATGAGCGATGCTTTGCTTGAACAGGCACGATTAAAGTTGGCTGAACTAGATAGGCTATTAAATGACTCACAGATGATTTTAAAAGGTTATATAAATGCTAAAAACCCTGAGAGCCAAGAGGCAGGAGGTGTAGAAAATGTTGATTAATGGAGACTTGGTACGCATACCCCAAGGAACAGTCATAAACCAGCAGGGTTATCGTCTTACGCCATTGCCAATAGCAATTGTCAACACGCCAATGATGGGTATTGTGTTAGAAAGCAGAGATGAGATGGCAAAGGTTCTATTGAATGATGAAGTGATATATGTAGAGAAAAAACTTCTTCAACTGGTAGGGAGGAAGTAATGTTTATTAAACTATATAAGGTGAATAAAAGACACACAACAGAAGGAGAGCAATTTTACTTAACCGAAGTATCAGTTAATGTAAGAAAGATTTCCTTTATGTCAGAAAATATTCATATGAAAACAATGCTTAGTGAAGGTAAAATGAATTTGGATTTAAATAAAAGTGCTGACTTTACAGATCTCCGTTTGAATGGAAAAGAAGAGATCACCGTTGTTGGAAGCCCAACAGCAATTGAGGCAAAGATATTACAAAATCCCAACAAGACGCTACTAAGGGGGTAATATGCGTTATTTTGAAATATATGCTTGGACCGAGTGTCCTTTTTGTGTTCATGCGAAAGAATTATTGATTGAAAGGGAAGAACAATTTATGTTTTGTTGTCTTGACCAATCAGATATTTTACTAAAGCACCTAAAGTTAAAATATAAATGGGATACTGTTCCCATGATTGTGGAAAAGCACACTGATAAAAATGATTTCAAATTTATTGGTGGCTTCACTGATCTTGCAAAATATTTGGGGGAAAAGTGAGAATAGACAAACCTTGGGGCCATGAGATTAGGTGGGCCGTTAATGACAAATATCTGGGAAAGATATTACATATCAACAAGGGAACACAACTTTCAAGGCAATACCATGAAGTAAAAGATGAAACTATTTATGTTTTAAGTGGCATCTTGTTGCTGGAGTTGGGTTCGCTTGATGATATTTTTACACACGTTCTGAGGGAAGGGGATAGTCACCGCATAAAGCCCAACACCATACACAGGTTTAGGGCTCCACCTGATGGTTATGTAAGGTTGATTGAAGTATCAACACCAGAAATAGAAGATGTTATAAGACTGGAGGATGATTATGGAAGATCTTAAAGAAGGGAAGACCTACTCTATTGAGTGGATTGATGGTGATTATAAAACCAATTGCAAGTATGTCAGAGAACATAAAGGTTTTCATATCTTTGTGGATGAACATAAAAACAAAATTATTTGCAGACCAACAAGTGTAAAAAGTTTAACCTTGCTCAAAGATTAAACCTACTACTACCCGCCCAACAGGCCAAAAGCACTAGCTGGAGGCCTTTTTTTGTTTTCTCTCCATAGTTACTAAAGGGGGGAACAAATTATGTTGTTATTTTTATTTTCATGTGTGATGCCGATGCTGGACACTTCGGATGACATGTTGATTGATAGTGAGGATCAACTAACTTATAGTATAAGTCGGCTTGATCGTAGTATTAAATCATCAGTTAAACTGGTGATTAAGAGTGGGCCTGATGAGGCAGGTCATGCTTCTGGAAATTATTTCAGCCATGGTAGACACAAATTTATTATCACTGCTGCTCATGTGACAGAGGCAGGTGAGGTTTGGGTTAAAGATGGCTTAGATATTTTAAAAACCGAGGTTTTATGGGTAGACCATGAGAGAGATATAGCTATTGTAAGACCAATGGGTGAGCTTTTTACAATAAAACCCAAAAAGCTCAGGATAAATAGAGCCAAAAACAAGGTTGGCACCATAATTAGATATGCTGGATATCCGGCAGATTTAGGAAAAATGGTACTACAGGGGATGGTTTCACAACAAGACAACGATAGGGTTATTTTACAATCTTTTGCACTACCGGGTTCGTCGGGGTCTATTGTCTTTGACGAAGAGGGTCGTGCGGTTGGTGTGTTATCTGCTGTTAGTGTTCAAATGAATCCTTGGGTTGGAATTCCGGAAATGGCTGAAAATATTGTTTATGCCGGCAGATTGGATTTTATTGATAGAAAGTTTTTGAAAGAGGTCTTGGAAGGTGAGTGACAAAGGTTACGATTTCATATATGAAGTTGGAACCCTTATTGATGATACTGGAAAGATTGGTATTATAACAAAAACATTAGCTTCTGGTGCCTTAAAGACAAACATAACAGCTATAAAATGGCGTAACAATTATGAAATATCATATAATGACGGAGATGTGCAGATCATAGCAGAAAAGACGTTTATGAAATTGATAGATTCTGGAGTCATAAAGATTCTGTCTGGGTGATATTGGCACTTGACATATAGTTACTAATGTGTTATACTATAGTATAAGGAGTTGGTATGTCTAAAAAAAAAGAACCAAAGGTGCTATCACCTTTTGAACAAAACGAGAAAAATATAAGAATCTTTCATGAAAATGTGAAGATGTATGAATCTGTTGTTTTATTGACACAAGCAGCCTTAGCACTGGATTTAACGTCCGAAGCAGGAGAGCTTTGCGAGTTAGAAGGGATGCTTAAATCAACGATCAAACAATTCTCAGAGTATATTGAAGAAAGAGGTGGCAAGTGGAACTAATTATTGGAGATTTGGTAAAACACAATGTTCATGGTTATTATGGAATTGTGACTACTGGTATGGCATTATGGGGTGGAACTTTGGTATGTAGGGTAGATTGGTGTGAATCAGGAAAAAATCACTTAATCGACATAAATTTCCTTGACAAAGTTAACTAACAGTGATAGTGGATAAGTATGAACAAGGAGTTACCATGAAAGAGAAAGTAACATTGAATGAACATTTAAGAAGTCTAAATCAAAATTCAAGAGCAAGTGAAAATGAAATATCGAGACTAAGAAAAACAGTAGCAAAGAAGTTTGTGGCTTGTGGTTATGAAGTAGCATCTACTAACACCAGCCTAATCAATGAATATATACGTATGATATTTGAAACACAAAATTATCGCTGTACCTTTTGGTTGAGAGTGGGTAAAGAGCAATTGAATGGTGTTTGGAATCGACCTTGGCGTGGTTACATTGGATGGAAGGCTACAAATGTATTCTATGAGGTAGATCATGTAAACCCAGTCAATAATGGTGGCGTTGACAAATTAACAAACTATCAGTTTTTGTCTGCCAATGCAAACCAATTTACAAAATGCTCATTGACATGTGAGGACCTACTACGTAGGGTCGATTTATCTGATCGCTTAAAGCGTAGAATCACCACAGTCTTAAAACGTAGAAAAAGGTTATTTAAATCTGAAGAATGGAAATTATTCATGCAAAAAATGGAGGAATCAAAATATACAACCCCTCCAGAGGAGAAAAAACAATGAAAATATTACAACATCCATACTTTAGTCTGTTCTGTTTCTTTTTGAACGTATGGTTCGGACTATTGAATATGGCAACAGGTAGCTATATATTTGCCACAATTTGCGCTTTGTGTGCTGCTGTTTGTTTCAAGAGTTATCTTAATACTACTAAGAGGTAAGATATGCACAAATCAAAAAAACAAAAACCAAAAAGAAGAAATTGGGTTCAACAGATGCACATCGAGCAGAACCGAAAAGCAGGTACACATAAAGACAAAACTAAATACACCAGAAAACAAAAATATAGGAAAAAACATGATTAAGATTGGCGACTTAGTAGTGGGGAGGATTAGTGCTTGTCTTGGTATTGTTATTGGCCAAGCACTAAAGGAAGGTTATTTTTGGATCTACTGGACTACTGGCCCCCTTCGCGATATGAAGAGGATGGAATTAAAGGAAATGCTATTTAAATACGAAGGAGGTAAAAATGGCACATATTTATTGGACTGGTCCTAAAGCACCAGAGGAGGAGGCAATCAAAGCCTTGATGGTTGAAATGGTAGAGTGTACTGATAGTGCATTTACTGTAAAAAAAGAAAGCGATGGCTCTAGTGCGCATCTTAGTGT